GCGGCAAGGACCTGGTCATCGTTACCGCAGACGGCCAGAAATACCGCGTAGCCAAGGATGCAAAAAAAGGCAAGGAGTAACCCATGGTTTTTGAACTGATCCAGACATCATGCCGTATCATGGCCGCTGTCGGTGAGTCTGACTCTGCTGATTACGGTTATACATGGAGGGTACAGGTCAATGAATACGGCCCCGGCAAGGATGGCCGGATCAACTGGACCCGCGAGCCCCTGGTTGCCGCTATTTCGAGTCTAATCGAGGGCGCCCGTGTTTTCGCACTGAATGAGAGCCAGCATCAAGCGGCCAACAAGCAATTTGGAAAATCAGTCAAGGAAATAATCGGCTGGCTGAAAAACGTTACCGACACCGGTACGGCCATTGAGGCGGATCTGTGCATCCTCAAAAGCGCTCAATGGTTGCGTGACGGATTGGTTGACAGTTTTGAACGGGGCAAACCGGACCTGTTTGGCCTTTCGTTTGACGCTGTTGGCCGGGCTATCAACAAAATGGTAGCTGGAAAAATGATGAAAGAACCTGTTGAAATCAAATCCGTGGAAGTCGATGTGGTTTACAACCCCACTAACAATGGGAAATTTTTACGATTGGCCGCAGCCGAAGAGGCAGGCCAGAAAGGGGACACAGATATGTTTGAAAAACTGTTGGCCGCCCTGCAGAGCAAGCGGCCCGAGTTGCACACCCAGATCCAGGCGGGAATCACCGCCGGAACCATGACCCAGGATCAGGCCCTGGAGCAGATTGCCGCCGCGACGGTGACAGCATCAGATGCCGCGCCGTTGGTCTCAGCACTTGTCGCTGCCATGAAAGAGTCGGCTGCTGGATTGCCGTCGTCACAGTCGCCGCAGTTGGAACAGATGCAGCTCATCGCCTGCAACATGACCCTCACCAGCACCCTGGCCGCCAGCAAACTGCCCGAACCGGTGCAGGACAAACTCCGCGCCAGCTTCAAGGATGTCGTGTTCAAGGATGAATCCCTCCAGGCCGCTATTAAAGCTGAGAAAGAGATGCTCGACAAACTGAGCGCCTCCGGAGCTGTCAGCGGCGCCGGTGATGTCCGGGTGGTTGTGGGGCGTGAAACTGGAGATAAACTCCAGGCCGCTATGGATCAGATGCTCAATGTCAATGTCTCAGACGATCTCCGTATCGTGCCGGCATTCAAATCGCTCCAGGCCGCATACATCGAAATGACCGGGGACTCCGACCTCACCTTTGCCCCTACCCGCAGGATGCAGGCATCTTTTGACAGCACCTCATTTCCCCAGGCTTTGGGGAATACTCTCCATCGCCGGATTGTCCAGGATTACCGGGCAACGTCGGATTATGGTCTGTCATTGATTGTCGGAGCCCAGAGCATCCGGAATGCCACTGATTTTCGCCCGCTTGAGTCGTTTATTGTAGGGTATTACGGTGATCTGCCTACGGTGGATACCGACATTGACGATTATCCGGATCTCGGTGTTGTCGGGGAAGACGCCATTGAATACGCTCTGATGGAGCATGGCGGCACAATCCGCATCACCAGAAAAATGATCCTGGGTAACGACCTGAACCTGATCAACCGCATTGTTTCCCGCATCGGTCGCGGCGCCAGGCGCGGAGAGGCCCGTAAGGCCTGGACTCCGTTGATCAGCAACGCAACCTACAAAGGCGATAACAAGGCAATTTTCCATGTGGATCATGGCAACCTGGGCACTACCGCATATGGTATGACATCTGCCCTCGCGGCCAAAACGGCAATGGCCCAGCAGACCGAGCCTGACAGCGGCGAGCGTTTCCCGAACCGGCCGGTTACGGTCTCGTTTCCAACAGAGCTGTTCGGCATAGTCACCAACGTCAACAGCTTTAACCCCCAGGCAGTAACTGTTGATAATGCCAACTCTATGTATGGATTTTTCAAGCCGGAAAAACTCTTCGAGAACCCCCTGATGACCGATGCCAGCGATTGGATCATGCTCGCCGATCCGAATGAGGCGGAGATCGTAGAGATGGCATATCTCAACGGCCAGCGCGAGCCGCAGATGTTTATCGCCAGTGACCCCAGTTCCGGCGGCCAGATGTTCCTGAACGGCAGCATCATGTATCGGGTATCCCATGATTATAATGCCGAGGTGGTTGATTACCGCCCGGCGTATAAGGCGGTAGTAGCGTAGACCTTAACCCCTCCCCCGCCTCCCCTTACCTAAGGGGAGGAGCCTCCAAGCCTCCCCCCTTAGATTAAGGGGGGATTGAGGGGGGTTAGCCTTTGACTTCAACGATTAAACGAAAGGAGCAAATATGAAAAACCTGTCTAGTCTTCTCTGTACCCTGTTCACTGTCCTCTGTCTCACGTTTCTCTGTTTAACTGTCCTCTGGCCACTGTCCACTGTTTCCGCCGCCACCTCCAACCCGTCCCCGGCCTCGCCCGGCTATACTCCCCTGGTGCTGCCCATTATGGGCACCTATTCCGGAGCCCGCACCGGCCTGGTCAAATTCACCGCCCCGGCGAAATACTCGATCGTCTCGGCCAGCGTCAACGCCCGAGGCGTCACCGGCACCGACCCCACTCTCAAGGTTTATTTGAAATCGGGACCGTTCACGAACTACTCCGGCACGGTCACGGCCGCCGGCACGGTCAAGACCCTGACCGCCGGTACTACCACCCTGATCGCCGATGAGGCCACCGTAGCGGTGGATCTGGTAACAGGAGGGACCTCGCCGCAATGGCGGGACTTGACGTTGTTTATCCTGTTGAAACGACTGTGACCTTGTATTGAAGCGATTGTGACCAGTAGGGGCGGGGTCTCCCCGCCCTTATCTTAAATCTTGAGACTCGAACGTTGAACCTTGAACCCTGAACGTTGAACAAAAAACAGGAGGCCCCCATGAAAACTGTACGCTGTACGCTATCCACTGTCCTCTGTCTTACTGTCCTCTGCTTCTTGTCCGGCTGCGGCGACACCCCGCCGAACATCAGCGACTCCTACAACGTGTCAAACACCACGAACACCAGCACCAACACCACCACGGACACCACCACCGACACAACCACAACCACAACAACCAACAGCAACAACCCGGTAAACATTACAGTCAGTGAAAAGCAGCGTACAGAGGACAGCGTACAGTAAAAGCCTTTCTGTCCTCTATCCACTGTTCGCTGTCTCTAAAAAAGGAGCCACCATGAAAACCCTGCCCGCCATCCTCTGTACGCTGTTCACTGTCCTCTGTCTCACCCTGTCCTCTGTCTATGCCGCCCAGGAAACCGGCGTTTTCGAGCTGCGCGCCTACAACGCCCAGGGCACGCTGATCTGGTCCGAGGATGCCCACAACGCCCTGGCTGACGAAGGGGAACAGGCCATGCTCGACATCTACCTGCGTGGCGCCACGCCGCCAGCCGGGTTCTACATCCGCCTCTACAACGACACCCCCGCAGAGACCGACACGCTATCAACGTTAACCGGCGAGCCAACCGGCAACGGATACGCCGCCATTGCCGTGGAGCGTTCCAATACCGGCTGGCCTACCCTGGCGCTGGACACCGGCGATTACATGGCCACCAGTAAGGAGGTGACCTTTACCGCCGCTGGCGGGTCTATCGGCCCGGTAACCTACGTTGCCCTGGCCACCACCAGCGATAACACCGGCAAGCTGATCAGCTACGCCGCGCTGTCCCAAAGCCGCACCCTGGCAGCCGGGGAGAGTCTGAAAATTACCTACAAAATCAAACAGCAGTAATCAGGGGTGTCCAATGGACTACCAAAAATTAAAACAGGAAATAGACTCCGGCCCGCTGGCCGCTGAATGCGTGGGAAAAACGGACACAGAAATTGCGGAACTGCTAAACGCCATGACCGGTCAAATGGTGCAGACCAGATTTATTACAGCGCGGACTATCCTGGCTGAATTGCCTGATGCTGCGAACATCCTGGATAAACTGGACGCGGTAGCGGCCAACATCCCCAGCGTGAAATGGGCCATGCGCTATCTGATCGGCGAAACCGGTATTGACATCGGGCATCCAGGCACCCGTCAACAGATTGAGGCGTTGCAGACTGCTGGGGTACTGACTGCGGATGAAGCAACTGGACTATTGAATATGGCGGTATTCCCGGCAAGCCGGACAGAAATTATCGGGCTCGGTGCGGTATCTGCCGGTGACGTATCGCGGGCACAGAGAGGACCATACTAATGGCTATTACACGAGTTGAGACAGATGTCCTATGGTCCAGCAGCGCCGGAAAAACGCTCAATGCGGCAACGGTCTTCGCATCCGATGCCTTCGCTTTCGATGCCACCTGCGTTGGCGCATCACTGGCTGTAAGTGCCGACAACCAGGGATCACCTGCCAGCGGAGACACCGTGACATTTTACCTGGCGTACACATCCGGCGATTTGCTGGGCGATACTGGCGATGATTACGACACCGATGAACACGCGATCATGATCGGAGTTGTGGACACCTACGCTACAAACACCCCCGGCGAAGACCCGGCCAGAAGAACGCTGATAGTACCGACGACAATCCCAAAGGGTGCCAAACTTCTTGCGGTGGCGCCCAATGCGGCCACTCGTAACATTATTATCCGCGCCCGCCTGACTGAGCGCCGGGCTGCATAATGTTTGTCTCTATCCCTATACCGTATACTGATAAACCGCCGTTGGGTACTCCGGCGGACGCGTTAAGCCTGGTTGCAGCGCAACTTTCGGAATTTTACGGGTTTAACGAGCTGGGCGGCGCACTATTTTGTGGCGTAAAAAAAAGCACAATCAGGACCCTCAACGCACTGCACACACGGTTTGGTGAATCTATAAAATTGCAGCAAACAAATGTAAACGGGGCTACCCCTCTAGGATATGGAGGCAGCCGGTTTATTCAGATTGGTTTGACTGAAACTCCCCCAGACACTATCACAATACCAGCGCTGAATGTTGGTATATCAGCGGCAGGCATCCGCGCTATATCCGAATACTACAACAACGCCTGGCCGAATCACGGAACTGTTTTGTCTGTTGGCAGTAACGGAATGGTCGTTACCAATTTTGATGGTAACGCGTTTTTGAATCGGTGTTTTTACACTGGGGACATAAAAGCTGGTGACAGCGTAGGCGTGGGAATCACTGGGCAGACAATATATCTGTATCTGAATGGGTTGATTGTCGCCTCAAATAATATCGGTGGTACAGATAATTGGTACGCCCCGTGTGCAAGTTTAGGCGCTAGTAGCGTGGTAAACACATACCCTTTCAGGGGTGCTGTTTCGTACATTGCAATTAAATCTGTTCGGCCAGACAACTGGTTGCCAATCTCGATACACGCTAATCCCTGGCAGATATACGAGCCTGAGATTGTTTGGGTGGAGGTAGGGGATGGTACAGCCACCACCTACACCGAAACCCTCACCGACCTAATCACCTCCGCCGCCAGCGCCCTCGATCGCCAGGACTACCTGGTAACTGCCGACATCCTGATCCAGTCCGGTGTGTCAGCAACCGATGTGCAAACCATGCTGGAAGCGGTCCTGTCCGTGGCTACCACCGCCACCAGCACCACCGACGCCCAGGCCTATGCCGATAACATCGCCGACACCATCACCGGCCAGGCCACCGCGACAGACCAGCAGACCTACAGCGACACCATCAACGAAACCATCATCAGCGCCACCAGCGCCACCGACAGCTTGGTCGAGGCAAATACCTTCTCCGAAACCCTGCTGATCACCGCCACGGCAATCACCCAGATCGGTGACGCTCAAACCTTTGTTGACGCCGTTACCGCAGTAGCCCAGACCGCCGCATCATTAGCTGAACTGCGCCTGCTGCTCGATAATGTAGAAATCCTCTGCCAAAGTCAGGTGTCGGTAACGGAGATCCAAACCTATCTGCACGATGTCCTAACCACAGCCCAGGCGCAGATCAGCCTGACTGAGATTCTGGTTGGCGTGTTTGTCGGCCGCTATCTTGCGCTGGAATACGCACGGGGGCGCAGTTTTGCCGAATCAGCCCCAGCCCGCAGTTTCGCCGAGCTGGCACAACCACGAGTTTTCATGGAATACGCAACACCCAGGGGGCAGGTATGATTGCAACAATTGATAAACCGGCATACAATGAGGAATACCGAACCTGCGAATTTCGCCGCCCCGATGGGACCGGTCCGCTGAACTCAACTGAAACAATCGCCTCGGTCGTCTCGGTCACCTGTGTGGAGCGCGATGCCGGCACGGATCGTACCGCAACCATGATTGCCAATGCCGCCATTTACAACAATACCCAGGTCAAATACCAGATCAAAGGCGGCACGGCAGGCGTAACCTACACCCGCATCATCCGGATCATTTCCAGCAACAACCAGAAGATTGAAGACCGCATGAATGTAAAGGTAACTTGACAAGCTTATTTTAAAAGAGTACAAGGCACAAAACAGCAAAAACACACCGCGAAGCCCCTTCCTCAGGGGCTTTTCTTTTTTGCCCGCAAAAAATACTTATCACGCCCCCCTCCTGTAACCTCCCATGCATGACCCTCTCCGATCACATACGCAGCAAAGTCAAGGACGACAGCGCCAAGCTTGATATCAGCGACTTTGATTACGCCGCTACCGAAGCGATCAACCGCTACAGCAAGGCCCGCCCGCTGGAGATTGTTGAAGATGTCCTGGGCAGCGGCACGTATGACTGTGATTTGCCAGAGGGCTGGATCGAAGGCTTCTCCAACATCCTCCAGGTCGAATACCCCGCCGACCGCGTCCCGGCCAACATCATCGACCGCCGCGATTACTCGGTTTACGCCTCGCCCACCGGCAAGGTGCTCCGCATCCTCATCGCCCAACCCGATACGGATGAAAACGTCCGCCAGACCTATACCATCCTGCATTCCGAGGACAGCGTGCCCGCCTGCGATCTGGAAGCGGTCGCCAACCTGGCCGCCTCCATCTGCCTGCGCCAGCTCGCCGCCGCCTTCGGCCAGACCAGTGACAGCACCATCCAGGCCGACACCGTCAATTACCGCTCCAAGGCGGATGAATTCCGCCGCCTGGCTGACTCGTTCGAAAAGCTGTACCTGACGCACCTGGGGATAAAAGACAACGACACCGTGGCCGCCGCATCAGTGGTAGCCCCGCCTCCGGACAGCACGCGGACCCGGTTGATTAGCGGCGCAAGGCGGTAAACCGTAACCCCTCCCCCGCCTCCCCTTAACCCAAGGGGAGGGGCCTAAAAGCTTCCCCCCTTAAGTTAAGGGGGGATTGAGGGGGGTTAAGGTTTGAGGACTTTATGAACTTCCACATCACCATCACCAAGTCCAAAAAGCTCAACCAGGCCCCGCAGGTCGTCCAGGCCAACCTGGACCAGGCCATCACCGAGGCCACCCTGTTTCTCGATGCCAAGGTCAAGGCCAATACCCCCCAGGGGGTCTACGGTGCCCAGGGGGGCCTGCTCGGCTCGATCCAGAATGAAGTAACCGGCCGGGGTACACCGATCGTCAAGGGGCGGATCATGACCGCCCACAAATATGCCGAGGTGATCGAAAAAGGGCGTAGGCCGGGGCAAAAAATGCCGCCGGGCGCAATCACAATGTCGGACCTTAAAAGCCGACGGGTTAATGCTCAGGGCGGGTTGGTCCAATGGATCATGTTGAAATTCGGTGTGGACATAAAAACAGCGATGAAATTGGAGTTTGTTGTCCGCCGGTCAATCGGCAAAAAGGGTTTCAAAGGCGCGCACATGTTCGAAAAGGCTCTCACCGACAACTGGCCCCAGGTTCAAAGCATCTTTGACCGTTGCGGCTTCAAGATCGCCAAGGAGTTGAGCGAATGACCGTCCGCTACAGCACCATCGCCGCCGATATCAAGACCAAGCTGGAAGGGATCTCCGGTACCGGGCTCATTCACGCCTACGAGCGTCAGACCGTTGCCCAGGGCAAATTTATCGACCTGTTCAAGGACAGCACCGGCAAGATCTGCGGCTGGGAGATCACCCGCCGGGCCGCGCCGGAAACCTACACCGGCCCGACCAACCGCCATCACCAGTTTCTCCTCCAGGGTTACCAGGGCCTCCAGGATGCCACCGCCAGCGCCAGTGCCTTTCAGGATCTCTGCGACGATATCTGCGACCTGTTCCGCGACGCCAACGCCCCCACCGGCGCGACCTGGCAGTACCGCAACGGTCTGGAGCCGGGCAAAACCCCGGTCCAGCTGGAACTGATCGATGACCGCATGTTCGGCAACGTACTCTGCCACCACGCTGTAATCAGTATCACCGTAACAGAACGAATCTTTTAAAAAGGAGACAAACCATGCAGATCACCACTAACGACGCGTCGAGGCTCAGGATAGTCGAGATCGTGGACGGCAAAGAGGTGGAAGTCACACCCGAGCCCAAAGCGACCAAGGCCCCTGCCGCGCCGCCGGCAAAGCAAAAGGAGGCAAAAGATGATCAAAACAAGGCGTAAAGTACTGGCCGGAAAGATTGAGGCCGTGGAGGGGACCGCTGAAACCCTGCTGGCCGCGGATGCCGGCATCATCGCGCTCGATGTCAAATGGACCCCGGATATCAAGATGATCCAGCGCAATGCGGCCCTGCCGTCATTGTCCAAGATCAAACAGATCCCCGGTCTGGCGCTGGCCCATGTCTCGTTCAAGACCGAGTTGATGGGTTGTGCCGAAGCCTTTGCGGCCGGAGTCCTGCCCCCTATCGATCCTTTCCTGCGCTGCTGCGGTTTTGCCGCCACCCTGGTGGTCACGCCCGGATCAGAGACCGTCACCTACAAGCCGGCCTCCACCGGTGTCCCCTCCATGACCATCGGCGTCTACACCGACGGCACCCTGAAAAAGCTGACCGGAGCACGCGGCGCGGTCAAATTCTCCACCGAGGTCGGCGGCCAGATCTTTGCCGAGTTCGACTTCATGGGCGCTTACAACGCGGTCACGGATGTGGCTATCCTCGCGCCAACCTTCCCGACCCTGATGCCGCCGTTGTCCACCACCGCGCTGTTTACCATCAACGACTACACCCCGGTATTGCGTAGTTTCAGCGTTGACATGGGCAACACCCTGGCCCCCAGGGAGGACATGAACGCTGTCAGCGGCTACAAGTCCTTCGGTATTACCGACCGCAACCCCACCGGCCAGTTTGATCCGGAAATGGTGCTGGTGGCCACCCACGATTGGTACGGGATCTGGAAAGCCGGCACTTCCGGCGCGCTCAACCTCGGCCCGATCGGCGCGACCCAGTACAACAAGGTCCAGATCACCGCACCCACCGTTGTCCCCACCAAGGTCAGCGAAAGCGATCGCGAAGGCCTGGAAATTGCCGACACCGCGTTCCAGTTGGCAATCGGCACCGGCGATGACGAAGTCGTGATTATTTTCTCGTAAGAGAACTCTCCCCCTCCCTTGACGGGAGGGGGCAGGGGGGTGGGTGAAGCTGCAAACATCTTGATGCTGCCACCACCCCCTACCTTTAACCCGCACCATCACAAAAAAAAGGAGCTACACATGTCAGAGCAACAAAGAGCTTTTTTCGACCTCTCCACCCTGGACACCGCCAAACTCGCCGACGAAGGCGTGGTCATGCACTTCCGCCACCCCGAAAGCAACGAGAAGCTGCCCCTCTGGGTCCGCCTCAAGGGTGCCGATTCCGAGGCCTACCAACGCGTTGCCGATGCCTCCCTGAACGAGGTATTCAAACAGATCGCCAAGGCGGGCAAGGTCAACCGCACCGCCGTTGATACCCGTGAGGAGCGGATCAACTCCGTCTGCGCCATGATCACCGAATGGGGCGGTTTCAGCAAAAACGGTGAAGGGCTGGAACTCACCGATGACAACAAGAAAGAGATCTTCGGCTGGCGCGGTTATGGCTGGGCGCTGGATCAGGCCAATACCTACATCCTGGATCGTGCCAATTTTTTGCCCAAATAAGCGCCTCGCTCTGCGAGTGCGCCGAGCAGCTCGGGCTGCATCGTCAAAACCACGGCGCGGAGTTGTGCCATCCCGCCGGCCGCCCGATCTGGAGCACGTTTCTGGGTCTGAACCGCACCAGGGGCAAACACACCATCATGATCGCCGGGATGACCGGCAGCCAGATCATCCACGAAGCAGCAGCGATCACCTGGCAGGAGCGGGCGGCCATGCTGCAGGCCACCGGCAGAACGCTCAGTATCTTTGAAAACCACTGTCTGGAGAGGATGGACGATATCTATCTGGTAGCCGCCAACAGCGGCAAGCAGCGCAACAGAACCGGCCAGTCCATCGGCGAATATTGCCATAACAAGGATCTGGAAAAATGCCGCAAGGAATTTGGTGAAGGATTGGCAAGGGTGTGCAGCACGTGTCCGTCGTAGCAAACCCCCCTCAATCCCCCTTTAGGCCCTGTTGGGTCCTTATCAGGGGGGAGGCCTCTTGCCCCTCCCCTGATAAGGGGAGGCTGGGAGGGGTTAAGGTTTAAGGAAACCACAATGGCCGAATACCTAATCAAAATGACCGTAGGTCTGGATGGCGTCCCCCAGGTAACCGGGGGGCTCCAACAGATCGACGCCACCGCCGATCGCATGGGCACCCGCACCCAGGCTGCCACCGGGCGCATGGCAGCGGGCATGGGGGATATCGAAAACGCCGCCGGGCGCATGGCCGGCAGCATGGACACTGCCACCGGCCGCATGGCCGGTTCGCTGGGGATGTTGCAAACTTCCATGATGGGCCTGGCCGCAGGGTTCAGCCTGGGGGCAGTTATCAGCCAGCTCCATTCCGCCGGCATGGCCATCGAACGGCTGAACAATTCCTTTGAGGCCGCCACCGGCAGCGTTGCCGGCGGCGCGGCCTCCATGCAGTTTGTCCGGGCCGAGGCGCAACGCCTGGGCCTTGATCTGTTATCCACCGCCGACAGCTATATGAAACTGGCCGCCGCTGCCAGGGGTACCGCCCTGGAAGGTAACAAAACCCAGCAGATATTCAGTTCCGTGGCCGGGGCGTCCCGTGCCCTGGGCCTCTCTGCCGAACAGACCAACGGTGCTCTGATGGCCATCTCCCAGATGATGAGCAAAGGCAGCGTCATGGCCGAGGAATTGCGCGGCCAATTAGGCGAACGCCTCCCCGGTGCCTTCCAGATCGCCGCGCGCGCCATGGGTGTCAGTACCGCCGAACTCGGCAAGATGCTGGAAGCCGGGGCGGTCATCTCCGATGAATTCCTGCCCAAATTCGCGGCAGAACTGCAAAAGACCTTCCCCCCTGGCGAAAAGGCAATGTCCGGTATGACCGCCGAAACCATGCGCCTGAAAACCGCCTGGTTTGACCTGAAAACCGAGGTGATGGAAAACGGCGGCGACAGCATGTTTACCGGGACAATCCGGGCCATGAAGACCCTCACGGAAGTTGCCACAAACTGGGTCAGAGCGAGTGATGGCATCATTGCTAAAATTGCGCCGCTGGTTTCCCCCTCCGGTGCCTTTGCAACCGCCTGGGGCTCCGGGGCGCTCAAGGATGCGAAAAAACCCGAGCCGATGAGCGAATTATCTGCCGCCATGATCAGCGGTGATTTGCGCTCCGAAGGTGTCACTGGCGGTGCCAGCTACCTATTGGGAGATCGTGACGAGATCATCGCCAAGGCGGTGGAGATTAGCTCCAAGGTGGTTGAAAAGGTAAAAACAGAAACAAAGAAAGGCCTTACCGCCCAGCAGCAGGAATATCAAAAACAAATCAAAACCTTTTTGAGCCAAGCCTGGGACAACGCCGTAATTGAGGCAACTGCCGAAGGGTTCAGCGTCGAGGCGCGCCAAAAACTGGCCTTGATGTGGGAAATCCCCATGAAGGCCAAGCCCACCGGTTTCACCAAAAACCCGGCCCTCTCCCTCGGTACCGGCCAGCTGCAATCCCTGGAACAACAGGAAGCTGCCACCAAAGCCCTGGACGCCGCCGAAGCGGAGCGCCTGAAAACCATCCGGGACCAAACCCGCGAATACGAGCGCCAGCAGGCCATTATTAAGTACATAGCCGACCTGGAAGCCACCAACGCCGCCACCGCCGCCTCCA